AGAAATCGTGACGATCCAGAACCAACTGGACAAGAAGGACTATTTCTACACGTGCAAGCAAGAACCATTGCTGAGTCATTGCAATCGGTCCTTATGCCGTACCCGCAAGTATGGAGTGGGCACCGGACAACAAGCTGTTCCTATCCTCGGTGGACTAACCGTGGTGGAGTCGGAACCTCCTGTCTGGTTTGTAGATGCCGACGGAGCTCGGCTCGAACTGTCCACCAAACAACTGCAAGTACAAATAGAGTTTCAACGCGCCTGTATGGAACAGATGTACCGGATGCCGACCAGGATGAAGGAGTCGGATTGGCGCGATCTCGTAGACAATCTTCTGGACACCGCGACACGTATTCCAGTGCCGGAAGAACTCACCCACAAAGGACAGTTCCTGGAGTTAGTGGAGACCTTCTGCACTTCCCGGATCCGTGCTCACTCGCCAGAAGAGTTACTCACGGGAAAACCTTGGACCGATGAAGGGTACACCTATTTCAAGCTTGGCGCTCTACAGGACTACTTAAAAAGGTCGGGCTTTGTACATTACACCAGAGGTCAGATTACGGAACGCCTCAAGGAAATGAATGCCAACGGCGCTGCCGACAAGCAATATCGTTTCAAGGACGACAAGGAGGCGTGGCGCAAGGTCCGTGTGTGGTTCGTACCGGAGGTTGTCAAAGGGGATGTGGAACTACAGCCAGTGGTGTTCGAGGAAGAGGACATACCGTTTTGAAGTTACGCCCAGTTCCTATCAAACTGAAAGAGGCTAATGATTTTGTGGAACAATACCACAGGCACAATAAGCGTACACATGGTGGACGATTTGCTATTGGAGCTACAACAGGAGAATCGCTCGTTGGTGTAGCAATTGTGGGGCGCCCTATCGCCCGTCTTTTGGATGATGGTTATACAGCGGAGGTTACTCGATGCTGTGTCTTGGATGAGTCTCCTAAAGGTACGTGTTCTTTTCTATATGGCCGCTGCTGGAGAATCTGGCAACAAATGGGCGGCACAAGAATGGTGACCTACACCCTTCAAACTGAAAGCGGGTCAAGCCTCAAGGGGGCGGGCTGGAAGATTGTCGGGGAAAATGTCATCGGCGGTGGCTGGAATCGTGAAGGACGGGAGCGTAATTGGCAACCTATCTACGGCCAGCTTAAATTTAGATGGGAGACAACATGACACAAGAACTTCTTTTTTACGGGCCACCAGGCACAGGCAAGACTCAGAATATTTCAAATCTAATACGTGCTACGATAGAAGAGGGGATCCCCCCTGAGAGAATTGCCTGTGTCTCCTTCACCCGAAAGGCAGCATCTGAGAGCCGGGAACGTGTCTGCAAGGACTGGGGTCTCACAGATAACATGCTGCCCTATTTTCAAACTCTTCACTCAATGGCCTACCACGCAGGCGGCTTCAAGTCTTCCGACGTAATATCCAAGGACGATCTGGAGGTAATAGGAGATAAGGTAGGTTTGCCTTTTTCAACAAAAAGTCGAGGCGATACAGACTTTGATATGCTCGGTATTTCAGATGGGGACATGTATCTTGGCATGCACCACTTGGCACGGAGCAAGAAGATGAATCTCGAACAAGTGTATGCTGAAGAGGCCAATTACGATATCCAATGGAGCTTGTTGGTACACTTGGTCGATGCTTATGAGAACTTTAAAAGTGTACGGGGGAAGATTGATTTTACGGATATGATCGAAGAGTTTGTGCGATGTGACTCTCCTTTGGGCATTGATGCATTGTTCGTGGACGAGGCGCAGGATTTATCCACGTTGCAGTGGGACATGATCAACATTCTTCGACAAACCTGTCGCACACAAGTCTTCACTGGCGATGACGACCAAGCCATCATGGGATTCCAAGGAGCGGATGTCCCAGCTTTTCAGAACTGTACCTCAAACAAGCAAGTTCTAACGCAGTCGTTCCGTGTTCCGCAAAAGCCATACGAGATCGCCAATGATATTGTGAACCGCATTAGAGGTCGAGCTCAAAAGGCATGGTATCCCACAGAGAAGCTTGGTTCTGTGCATTGGCACAATCGTCTCGAAGAGGTTCCGTTGGAGGAGGGGGAGTGGTGCTTATTGGCGCGTACAAACAGGATTGTAAGCCAGTGTGCGAAAAAGTTGCGGGAAGAAGGGTGGGTGTACAGTCGGTTGGGACACCCTAGTATACCTCCAAAAGCATACGATGCTATTCTTGCATGGGAAGATTGGATGAAGGGACATTCTCTGGATGCTCCTAAAATTAAAAACATCTATACTTACATGGACGCTAATGTTGGCTACCTGAAAGGTTATGGGCCGAGGTCCAGGACTTTTCTAAACAGGGAAAAAGGTGTTTTGTTTTCGATGGACCAAGCTCGTTCTGAACTTGGTCTATGTGCTAGGGAAGGGAGATGGCACGAAGTACTTGGGAAAATTGATAAGGAGACCAAGTACTATATCCTCAACGCTTTGAAACGTGGTGATAACGTAAAGAAGCCGCGCATAAAAGTGAGTACCATCCATGGCATGAAAGGTGGGGAATGCGACAACATCATAGTGATTCCAGATCTATCCCCTGCAGCGTATCGGGAATATCGGAAGAACCCAGAGACAGAGCATCGAGTGTTCTACGTGGCAGTAACAAGGACCAAGAAAACCCTCCATTTGTTAAGCCCTATGGACACCAAGGGGAGATTCTACGAAATATGACACCAGATGCCATTCTTACCAGAGCCGCATCCTTGGTCAGTGGCGAAAGAGCCAGACAGCATGGGGATTACACACAACTACACTCACGGGTTGCGGAACTCTGGTCTGCTTATCTCAAGGTTCCTGTATCGGATGTCCAAGTTGCCTTCTGCATGGTGTTGCTCAAGGTAGCCAGGGACGAGGTCGGGGAATTTAACCAGGATGACGGCGAAGATGCTACAGCGTACACGGCGCTATGGGCCGCGCTATCCCATAACAAAGAGCAGAAGTAATGCGCGACGATCTCTTTGAAGAGTCCACCTGGACCCCTACGGAAACGCTTCCTGATTTATCTTCCGAGAAGGTCATAGCCATAGATGTGGAAACACGGGATCCAAACCTAAAGACCTTGGGTCCGGGCTGGCCTCGGAAAGACGGCAAACTTATCGGGATCGCTGTAGCGACAGATGACTGGCGCGCTTATCTTCCTATCGCCCACTGGGGTCCAGGCAACATGTCCAAGAAACTTGTGTGCCGCTGGTTACAGGACCAACTGGACCATGGGATGTCTGTTGTTTTCCACAACGCCCAGTACGATCTCGGATGGCTTATGACAGAAGGAATTGAAATAAAAGGCCAGATACTGGATACCATGGTCGCAGCGCCGTTGCTCGATGAGAACCGTTTTAGCTACGCTTTGAATGCCTTGGGCGCCACGTATCTCGGAGAGCGGAAAGCCGAGGATGACCTCAGACGTGCGGCGGCGCAGCATGGAGTAGACGCCAAGTCGGAAATGTGGAAGCTTCCGCCGGCGAGGGTTGCCCTGTACGCGGAGACAGATGCCCGGTTAACCTTGCAGTTATGGCACGTTCTGCGCAGGGAACTGGAAAAGGAAAATTGCCTCCCCATTCTGGATCTGGAACTATCACTACTACCCTTAGTGTTTGAGATGCGCCGGCGTGGGGTACGTGTTGATCTTGAGAAAGCTGCCCAGACCAAGAAGATTCTTGAGGCTAAAGAAAAGAAACTGTTAAAGGAGGTGAAGGATGAGACTGGCGTGGACCTTGAACCGTGGAACGCGACTAGTCTTTCCTCTGTATTTAAAAAGCTTGGCTTGTCTTGGGAGGAAACAAAAGTTTCAAAAGCTCCCAGTTTCACCAAAGAGTTCCTACGTTCCCATAGACACCCAATCGCCCAGAAAGTACTGGAAATTCGGGAATACAATAAAGCAAACACGACGTTCGTGGATACAATTCTCCATCATCAGTACAAGGGCCGTATCCACTGTGAGTTTAACCAGTTGCGCTCGGATGACGGTGGAACTGTGTCTGGACGATTCTCCTCTAGTCATCCTAATTTGCAGCAAGTACCAGCTCGACATCCTGAGATTAAACAACTCATCAGAGGACTCTTCCTACCAGAAGAAGGATGTAGATGGGGCAGCTTCGATTACAGCGCCCAGGAACCACGATGGCTGATGCATTATGCATCTCTCACTCCTGCTACAAAAAATAACGTAAAAGTCCAAGAGATTGTGGATCTGTACCAAAAAGACGATCTTGACTTCCACCAAATGGTTGCGGACTTGGCAGGGTTAGAGAGGTTCCGGGCGAAGACAATTAACTTAGGAATTATGTATGGAATGGGGTTGGCGAAGTTGGCTGACATGCTTGGGAAAATCAGCATCGAAGAAGCCAGAGAGATCAGGGATGAGTATGACGAGAGGGTTCCTTTCATACGAACCTTGGCGTCTGAGGTCATGAGACGCGCTTCCAGTCGTAAAGAACTCCGTACTTTAATGGGGCGTAAGTGCCGGTTCCCTATGAGAGACAAGGGGTTCCGTTCTAAAACAAGCCCTATACATGTGGATAAACTCGAAGAGAACTGGCGCGATATAATGGCAACCCCTGAAGAGGAACGGGAAAAGAACTGGAGGGACAATGATCCCCGTAAATTTCGGGTCGCGTTCGTCTTTAAGGCCCTTAATCGTTTAATTCAGGCATCCAGCGCAGATCAGACGAAGCAGGCGATGCGGGATTGTATTGCCAAGGGCCATTGGCCAATGCTCACGGTCCATGACGAGCTCTGCTTCTCCATTGAGGACGACGATCAGATCGAAAAGATCAAATCGTTAATGGAGAACTGTGTGCCGGACATGAAGATTCCCTCACGGGTAGACGTAGGAATCGGGGAGAACTGGGGGGATGCGAAGTAGCTAGTTTGAGCCCGTGTTGGCGCTCATTCTTTATCTTTATCTTTATCTTTTTCCGCCGGACAGGGATCGGTCCAGATGTGGCAAAGGTAGTTGCTCTCAAGCACCTTGTACACCGTTTCTATTGGTATGCTCCAGGCCATGTGAGCGACAGGCCCACCAGCGGAGAACCCAGCATTTGAGACGGCGGATGGAACGCCAACCAATTCGTAGGAATTACTAGTGTCACTCCAGCGGAACAGTGCGCCGCCAGAATTTCCAAAAATTATTGGGGCAGTTGTAAGGACATAGCGATTCCCCTTCCACAACCCATCGTTAAATCCTACGGTTCCATCGGTGGAAAAGGGCGGGAATCCAAGCCCCGCCCCCACGGCGTATACCTTTTCAAATTGATGGAGTCTGTCTTCGAGAGGCATCAGATTTGCCACGTTCTCAATAAACCGTTCGGTGTCGATAAGGCGGACCACAGCAAGATCGGTGTTGGCATCGTAAGCGATAATTTCAGCCCGACGACCTGTCTTTCCGACCATGATCGAATAATCATTATATTCAAACCAAAATGCCTCAACCAAGTCCCTCGTTTCTTTTTTTATCTCTTTCTTGGCTCGGGGGTCCCACTCTTCTTTTATATGGATCGACCGCTTAATAACGTGATGGTTGGTTAAAATCAGAGTGTGGACTTCCATTTTACCATCAACATCGACCTTACCACTAAAAATAACGGTGCCGGAGCCTGTGCCAGTACCAGCCGACAATAGGACAGTCGTATAGAGCATCTGGTGATGCTTGATCCTATAATCAGTTGGTTCGCCAGCTTGGACAGCAGGAGCCCACAAAGAAAGCATCGCCAAGACACATAGAAAGTTTTTCATACTGGCCTCTCTAGGACTCTTGTCCCTGGCAGCAGTCGCCGTCGCCTATGCACTTGCAGTCAGCGCATTGGTAGTGACCGTGGACAAAGATTTTTGGTTTAGCGCAGCCGCACTTAGGACAGACTGGACCAGGTCCTTCCGTCGTAGCGTCGAGCCTTGTTTCGGTTTTTAATTCCAACATAACTGCAATGCACCCACCCTGAGTGAGGGTCGGTCTCCTTGTAAAATTCCAGTATCAACTGATCGTAAGAAAGCTCCTTAATCATCCACCGCGCCACGTCCATATTAGATATCCCCGGCACCTCAAAGTCCACCGCTTCACCTGTGATATGTTGTGACCTGTCCGAGGACCCTAGTACTTGGTTGAGGCTCAGACACCTGTAACCACTCGAGGGGGTAAAGGGGCGATCATAGTGCGTCCTCACCGGCTCAAGGATCTTGGCGCATACTTCCTTCAGGTTCCTTATCGACTCCTTATCTGGTGTATTGTCTATACCATTT